CAAGTAACTGAAAATGGAACCATGAATCACGAAGCCACAGATATTTGGGTGGTGGTAAATTTTAGAACTCCTGCAGATCCAGATGCTGGAGGCGCGGCCGCTGCTGATCCCGGCGGTTATTATTTTCCTGAAGGACAAAGTCCCAGTCCGTTTAGTGGATTGTTTAAGGTTACAAAAGCAGAAGCTAGATTTAAAGGCAATTTATTCACACAGGTAATAGCAGGTTTTAGGATACCTGCTCAAGATCAAAGCGGCAGTGGAGATGTATTCCCAACAAAAACAGATAAACCAGAACGAGATACCGGAACATATATAAACGCTCCGGGAGCATAATATGATTGAAAAAAGAGAAGACCAACGAGAAAATTCACAAGGTAGTCTTACCGGTGCTCCTTATTTGGCTAAAATTATAGGGCATGCAGATCTGTTGTTTCAAGGCGGCCTTGAAGTTGTGCTTATTCGAGACTCTGGAAATCAAATAGGTAATGAAAGTCAAACCTATTTTGTAAAATATGCCAGCCCGTTTTATGGATGTACACCTTTTGAGTTCACTGGACAAAATGTCACAGCAGATGATTCTCAGATGAGCTATGGATTCTGGGGTGTTCCTCCAGACACCGGCGTAACCGGCATTGTGCTTTTCATAGACGGAAAACCAGATCAGGGCTATTGGGTGGCAAATGTTCAAGATAAATTTCAAAATCACATGGTCCCTGCTATTGGCGGAACCACTGCGTATAAAACAGACGAAGACTATCAGCAGGAGGAACATCCGCTACCTGTGGTTGAACATAATAGAAAAGCCAACGAAGGCGACAAAAATTTAGAAATTGATAAAATACCTAGAGCTGTGCATCCTATTGCTAGACGATTTAAAATTCAGGGACTAACTAGAGATGAAGTAAGGGGAACCAGTACTTCTACGTCAAGACGAGATGTGCCAAACATGGTGTTTGGAATGAGCAGTCCTGGTCCTGTAGATAGAAATGGCAAGAAAAAGTTTTTGGGAAATAGAGAAAGTCCAACACCAACACCAGTTCCGGTTCAAAGACTCGGAGGAACACATTTTGTTATGGATGACGGTGATGACAGATACTATAGAGAAACAAAGCCCACTGACGGAGCTCCTACCTATGTAAAAAATCCCGAAGGACTAAAAGATATTCCCTACAACGAACATTTTAGAATTAGGACTAGAACAGGACATCAATTGTTATTTCATAATTCTGAAGATTTGATTTATATCGGAAACAGCAGGGGCACAGCCTGGATTGAATTTACCAGCGACGGTAAAATTGACATCTATGCCGAGGACAGTATTAATATTAGAACTAAACAAGATTTTAATTTTGTTGCTGATAGAGATTTTAATCTAGAAGTTGGCCGTAATTTTAACCTTAAAGTAAACGGAGAAATGCAAGTTGAAACTGGTGCAAACTACAATGTGATTGTAGGTACTAACGGTAAAATTACCGTTGGCGGAACCATGGATTTAAATGTAACAGGTAGTTATAAAGAAACTGCCGCAGAAATTCATATGAACGGCCCAGTAGCAACAAAAGCGTTAAGATTAAAGACACACAGTCTACCAGACCTTCCAGCACCCAACGAAGATGATGTAGACAGAACAGTTATAGTAAGAAGGATGCCCACAGCTGAACCGTATCCTTTCCACGAAAATCTAGATGCTACAAAAGTCAAACCAGATCTAACAGATCGAGACGTTGACGGTCGATATGAAGGCGAAAGTGCTAGTATGCGAACACCACCTAGTGATTGGCGCAAATACAAAAAACCCAGTGATACTCCGTTCTAAGGAAATAAATTATGGCAAAAATATATACCAACACAGTTATTGCAAAAAACAAAGCCAGTCTAGGAAATGCAAATTCAGGCAATTTTCGATACAGGGGATTTAGTTCTAAGGAATTTAAAAGAAACTACAAGTTGTACGATGCAGAATTGATCAAACAAGATCTCATCAACCATTTCTATATTAGAAAGGGTGAAAAATTAGAAAATCCTAAATTTGGAACTATTATCTGGGATACGCTATTTGAGAATTTTACCCCAGAAATAAAAGCAGCAATTGCTAAAGATGTTGAAGAAATTATTAATTTTGATAAACGTGTAAAAGTAAACTCAGTGTCTATAGATAGCACACAACAAGGCATACGCATAGAAGCAGAAATAGTGATACTACCATTTGATATCACCGATACACTGCGTTTAGACTTTGATAGAGATAACACAATAACATAAAATACGCATTTTATTTTTACAATAAATATCAGTATAGGGAACGAAAATGACAACTACGTCTAGACAGAACAATTTAATTTTAAACCAGGACTGGAAAAGAATTTATCAGACCTTTAAAAATGCTGACTTTAAAAGCTATGATTTTGAAAATCTGCGTAGGGTTATTATCACCTATCTTCGTGAAAATTATCCAGAAGATTTTAACGATTATATTGAAAGTTCAGAATATCTAGCACTGATAGATGCAGTTGCGTTTCTAGGACAGAGTCTAGCTTTCCGTACTGACCTAGCCAGTAGAGAGAATTTTTTAGAACTAGCAGAAACCAAAGAGTCTGTACTTCGATTAGCCCGATTGATTTCCTACAACAGCAGAAGAAATATTCCTGCACAAGGCTTAATTAAATTTGACACAGTGTCTACCACAGAAGGGGTACTAGACAGCAACAACAAGAATCTTGCCAGCCAAACAATTATTTGGAATGATCCTACCAATTCAAATTGGTTAGAGCAATTTATTTTAGTTATAAATTCTGCAATGGCAGACAACACTGAATTTGGCCGCAGTCAGGGGACTGACACAATTCAAGGCATTGATTCACAACAGTATAGATTTAGATCTAATTTTACAGATGTACCAATTTTCAACTTTGAAAAAATAGTGGCCAGTAGAAAGATGCCGTTTGAATTGGTAAGTACCAGTTTTATCGGCGCAGAAGATTACTATGAAGAACCGCCTATTCCCGGCAGTCAATTAGGATTTATTTATAGACAAGACGGCAAAGGCAGTGCCAGTGCTAACACTGGTTTCTTTATGCTGTTGAAACAAGGCAGTCTAGAATTAACTGATTTTAGTGTTGATGTTCCTACCACAAACGAAGTTATTTCTGTTGATGTTACCGGAATCAATGATTCAGATGTTTGGTTGTTTGCCACAAATTCAGATGGCACACAAGGATCTGCGTGGACCAAGGTTAGCAGTATCACAGGCAGCAATATTGCCTACAACAGTATCAATTCAAATATAAGAAATATCTATAGTGTGATTACCAAAGAAGATGATAAAATTGATTTGGTATTTGCAGACGGCACTTATGGCAACTTGCCCCAAGGAGCTTTCAAAGCATACTATAGAGTCAGTAACGGTCTCAGCTACACAGTTAGTCCTGCTGAAATGCGAGCAATCAATATTTCTGTGCCTTATATAAACAAAGCAGGTGTAAGACACGACTTATTGATCAGTTGTAGTTTGAAATATACCATTAGCACTGCAACAGCCTCTGAAGACATTGACAGTATCAAAGCCCGTGCTCCTGCAATTTATTACACACAAAATCGCATGATCACTGGGGAAGATTATAATCTAGCCCCATTGTCCAGCAGTCAAGATATTTTAAAAGTCAAAGCTATCAATCGAACCAGCAGCGGCATCAGTAGAAATTTTGACGTAATTGATGCCAGCGGAAAATACTCAAGTGTAAATGTTTTTGCAGACGATGGAGTGATATACAAAGAACAAACAGAAAGAACAGAGTCTTTCAAGTATACCAACAGAATTGATATTATAAATTACATCAGAAACAACATAGAACCCCTGTTGACCAACACAGATGTGTATAATTTTTATCTAACAAATTTTACAAAAATACAATTCACAGATTCAAACACACTTTGGACGCAAACTACCAACGATGTAAATTCATCCACGGGCTATTTTATCAACAACATAGATCAGTCATTATTCAAAGTTGGAACATATACCACTAACTCTTTGAAATATGTGTTTGCAGGAGCACTGATTAAATTTCAACCTCCTGCCGGTAAGGCCTTTAAAAAGGGTGCGATCGTCAACGTCAGTGCCGCAGATGTAGAACAGACAGATAGAATTTGGGTTAAAGTTGTTAAAATTACAGGAGACGGAACTAACGCTGGCCGCGGAGCATTGGCCAACGGACTTGGTCCTATTGTGTTCAATGATGTTGTACCTACAGGAGCAATTGCGACACGGATAGTTCCTAGATTCGTCAACAACTTGCCAACTGCTCTAGAAAATGAAATGACCAATCTCATTAGCTTGAATGTGAATTTTGGTCTAAGATATGAGTCTATAGAAAGTTCTTGGAAAATTATTACCTCTGCAAATATTGATCTATTAAATGATTTTAGTCTAGGTCGTGCCGGAGATACTACTAACAGTAATCTAGACACGTCTTGGATAGTAGCGTTTGTAAGACAGCCAGACAGTTATAATGTGAGAATCAGAGGACTAGATTATATTTTTAGAAGTCTAGAACAGAACAGATTTTATTTTGATGTAAATCAAAAAACTTTTGATAGAACAACTGGAAAAACAGTCAAAGACAAAGTTAATATTCTTGGAATAAATTCCGATAACGGCTTGATAAATGCTTTGAAAAATGACAAAACATTTGAAGTCAGTGATGTAATCAAATTTGAAGATGGTTATCAAAGTGCCAATGAAATAAAACTATCATTTGCCGACAGCGACGACGATGGTGTTATTGACAACCCTGATTCGTTTGAACAGATAGTTGGTCAAGATCTAGATCTAAAATACTTGTTTTTTTATAAAACAACAGATGCTTCCGGATACACAACGTATTCTTATGTTGATAACATCAACGATACTATTCTAATTAGACAAACTGAAAGCAATATTATTATTTCTGATTATGTCAACGGACAATTAATTTATTTTTATGCCAGTAATGAAAATAGAATAAAGCGTGTTGACCTAGGCACTAATACCTTGATAATCGAATCTGATTACAAAGCAGTGATAGGTCGAGCCGATCTCAAATTTCAATATATTCATAATGCCAACATTGATCGAAGAATAGATCCTAGTGTAAGTAATATAATGGATATTTTTCTTTTAACAAGAACCTACGATACTGAATTTAGAAAGTATATAGCAGGAGCCATAAGCCAACCTGAAGTTCCAACTAGTGACGCATTGAGAATAGCATTCGGAACGCAGTTGAATTTAATTAAATCTATCAGTGATGAATTAATCTATCATCCTGTAAATTACAAAATTCTATTTGGTAGTACAGCCGATCCTAAACTACAGGCACAATTTAAAGTGGTCAAAAATCCCTACAAAACAATCAATGATAATGATCTAAAGGTAAGAATAGTTTCGGCAATCAACAGTTTCTTTGATATTAACAATTGGGATTTCGGAGACAGATTTTACCTAGGAGAATTAATTACATACATTACCAACGAAGTTGCACCGGATGTTAGTAATCTTGTGATCGTACCTAGACAACCAGACCAAACATTCGGTAGTCTATTTGAAATACAAAGTCAACCAGAAGAAATTTTTATCAGCGGCGCAACAGTAGATGATATCGTAATTGTTACAGCAATTACTGCGGTTGAAATACGTGCAGATGTGGCATCTATAGTAAACTCAACACAATAAAATTATGGCAAAAGATATTTTCCCTCAAAGTCAGTTACCAATTCGCAGAACTGTAGAACTTCTACCAGAAGTCTTTCAAACTGAAACTAATGCAAAATTTATGTCTGCAGTTGTTGATCCCTTGGTTCAACCTGGTACGTTATCTAAAACAGTTGGTTATGTAGGCCGTAGATACGGTAAAACTTATAATGGTTCGGACGTATACTTAGACACAGATGCAACTCTTAGAAGTAGATATCAATTAGAACCTGGTGTTACAATCAAAGAAAAAGACAAAGTAGAAAATTTTTATGATTATATAGATTTTAAAAATCAATTGAAATTTTTTGGCAACAATCTAGAAAGAGATGATTTAATCACAGATCAAGATCACTATTCTTGGAATCCTCCGATCGATTGGGACAAGTTTGTAAATTTTCGTGAATACTATTGGGTGCCGGATGGTCCTCCACCTATCACAGTATTTGGTCAACGACAGTCTATAACCAGCACATATAGAGTAAGATTAGGAGTAGGATCATCTTGGGTATTTTTCCCAGACGGTCTGTCGTTAAATCCCTCTCTCACACTCTATAGAGGACAAACCTACAAATTTCAGGTCAATGCACCGGGCGAAGGGTTTGTTATTAAAACTGCCTATGATACTGGATCATTAATTTACAAACCTTATCTACCATATCAGCAAGGTCAATTTGCAGTATTCAATAACAAGTTATGGAAAGCTAAAACTTTTATTCCTGTAACTGATGGAAGTACCATAGACGAAGATAGTCAAGATTGGGAATA